CGTATCATCACCAGTAGCAATGCGCGCAGCTTCCACAAACTGCCGAGCAAGTTCGTCTGTGCTGATGCCATACTCCATTTCCAATTGCTTGCGCATTGCAATGTCAACACGATTACCAAGCACCGTTGCCGCAATCAAGTGTGGCTGCAAGCGCATTACATGATTGCGGTAAAAGTCCCACAATCCTTGCGCAGTTAGATCACGTTCAACACGTCTTGCCACTTCCCATGTGATGCATACATCCTTTACATTGTATTCCCAAAAGCTAGATATGTTTCCACCCTCACGCCACTTTTCCTTTTCATCTTTATAGAACGGATGTGTGGTATATTGCGCAGTGAGAAAGCCAAGATTGTGTGGCCATGTGGGATGCAGCGTATGATGTGCAAGTAGTGTGTCAATCCACAATGGCTTTGTCTTGATACGATCTTTATACCAAGACCACGCGCAGTCAAACCCACCGTTTTGCGCAATAAGTTGGACATTTGGGTGTCGTAGCACTCGCTGTATCGCAACTCTAACCCGCGTTTCCTCAGCCAATGTCCAACGATTTTCAGACATTCCTCGGAAGTTAATGCACATACCTTCGTGCGCGTTGTTTGCAAAGCCGAAGCACGCTGTTTCATTAGCAACAACCTCTATGTCAAACGATACAGGCTTGCCTTCCTGTATCATGCGGTCGCACCATACAACCGCTTCATTTGGTGATGGATCATAGATAGGCGTGATGCTATGCTCACGCCATACACCACGCCGAACCATATCCAACTTGCTAATATCTAGCGTAAAGATTGGTTCAAGTGACGGCTTACGCATGATGTTTGCAGGATTGTGTGCAATGATAAACCTGCGAGTACCGTCACCAACAACACTACCACGCCATTGATCAATGCCGTCCTGCCCAACAATTGCTTGTAGTGCTACGTCACCAAGCACTAGAATGTATTTGCAGTTTGGTAGTTGTGACAACTCCCAATTCAACAGCGCAATCCAATGAGACAACTCATTGCGCGATACGCCTTTCTTCTTGGCTTTGTTAGTTTCCACAAGCTGCTTCTTTACTACGTTAGTAATGTAGCAATGCTGTCTGCTCATGCCGAAGTTGCGCATAGTATCCCAAAGCAGCTTACCAGCACCGCCAATCAGCGGCAGCTTTAGTTGTACTTCTCTAGGTCCAGGTGCTTCGCTGACAATAGCGATTTCACTGTTAATGTTACCATCAGCCAAGCAATCGCAAGATAAGCCAACAGCAGCAGCGCGCTTTGCAAACTCTCTGTTTAGTGCGCCAAGGTTTTCTATCATGTGTTGTTCCTATTTAGCCATGCACTGACTACGCTTTCAAGTGCGCTGTGGTATTCATCACGTGTACCAGGATTGATCAGATTAACTGTAAACACTCCCGGTAATTCGATGTAACTACGGCTGTCACCTTCATATGATGTACTGTCTCGATGCAGCCGCACAAGCAATACATTCTGCAAACCAAACAGCTTGAGCAGCGGCTCGGCTTCATATGCAAAGCCGGAGTCACTGCAAACAAACAAGCTACTTGGTGAAGCAATAACTTCACGCTGCGCCAAGTTACCAAACACACGCATACCAAATCTGTCTTTTGCCCAATGCTCAGACATGCTGATCTGCACATCACGATAACTTTGATTGAACAGCAATGGGTCAGGGATAGACTTGTTCTTTTCAAGATGCTGCACTTGCGCATCAGTCAGATTGAAGAATGCTTTGATGCCATCCTTCAATGGTTGGCTGAGTTTGAACCTGCGCACACTGCGATAACGATGCCACACAAAATCAGCAGCAGTATCTTTACCACTGCGCGGCGGGCCATTGAACAAGATTAGCTGCTTCATCGTTATTCTCCAAACACTCGGGGTTCTTTGGTTGTTACTGCAAGAGATAAGCCACGCATGTCTGTGATGAATGTGACATGCTTCTTCGCTCGTGTGATCGCAGTGTACAGGTTCTTGCGGTTCAGCATAACATGCACTGCTTTGTTGATCACATAGATAACATTGTCATACTCACTGCCTTGTGCCTTGTGCGTTGTCATTGCATATGCAAGGTACAAGTCATTCTGTGGGTACACCATCATCACTTTGTTCTGCCAGATGGATTGCATCACTGGTGGAATGCTGCATACACGATCCTCGAAATCAACGACAATTTCATGCATGTCTGTGATTTCAAGTACCTTGCCGACTTCACCATTGAAGATGCCAGTAGTACCGTCAGAACATTCTAAGTCATACCAGTTTTTGGTAATGATAACTTTGTCACCAACACCAACAGAGATAGGTGGATCATACGTCTTGCCACCGTAGCTGCGCCGTGGTACATCAATCGTTGCTCGATCATCAGGCATAAGCAGCATTTGCAAAAGCGCATTCAGCTTATGCGTACCAATCCATGACTTGTTAGCTGGCGTGAGTATTTGATTGCGAAGGCTTGTGTAGTCAGCTTTCTCCAACATTGTCAGCCAGTCTTTGTGCAACTCATTAGTCATTGCATCAACAGGGCGATCAGTGACAATCATTTCAAAGTCTTTGTTGCGTTGCGGCGCGCTGCCACTTAAAATGCGCTGCGCATTGGATAGAATGCCACTGTCACCAGACTGGCGATGCACTTTGTCTAGGTAAATCCCATCAAAGCGCGTGAGCAAGTCATTGAATGCAGTTGGCTTTGCTGCAATTGCACTGTTCTGTTCGATTGGTGGAAGCTGTGACACATCACCAAACACAATTAGACGGCAACCAGGGGGAAACGCATCGAGAAGATTGCGATGCAACTCTTGATTGACCATCGCGTATTCATCCACGATAACTACATCGTTGCCAATTGGATTTTCACGTGTGCGACGTGGAGTAGTTACGCCAAACGGCTTACCTGTGCGTGGGTTAATGTCACGTGGCGCTGTGTATTCAAGAAGCATATGAATTGTCTTTGCAGGAAAGCCAGTTGCTTCACGAATACGACGCGCAGCTTTACCAGTAGGAGCGCAGAGACTTGGATTGTATCCAGCATCTTGCAACTTCTGATAAATAACGCGCATGATTGTTGTCTTGCCGCTACCAGCAGGGCCGGTAACTGCAACAAGCCGCTTCGACACATCAAGCGCACGTTCCACTGCAAGTAGTTGCTTTGGATCGAACATTGAAATGTCAATCGCAGGCTTCTCTGGTTGTGTGATTTCTTCAGTCATGACTGCCTCATGGGATTACGTGGGGATGTTTGCCTGTGCGATGTTTGTGCAGCGCAGCCGCGCCAAATACACATAGCCATCGCATTAACTCGCCGCGTGTTATGCCTAGAATTGCTGCTTCTTTGTTCAGCAATTCTAAATCATCTTCGTGCATACGCACTGCAACGCAGCGTCCACTACTGTTTAAGCTAGTCAAGCCTCTGCGACCCGGCAGCTTAATAGGTATTGGAACATTGATATACTCGAAGCCACTCGTGTTTGAGGATACATTGTCTGACATTGCGGATACTCCTGTCATATAAAAAAGGGCGGTAACATTTCTGCTACCGCCCATGTAATGCCTCACACGTGTTAGCTACAAACACCGCTGCGAAGATGCTCTTGTATGAGCATCTTATGCGATTGCATTACTCGCTGTCACCATCCGCGCGAGCAGTGACTTCGATCTTGCGTGTGATGAACGGAACAACATCACCACCACTGAGACGATCAAGCATCGCGCGGCCATTCATTGTAATTTCTTGAATGCTCCGGTTCACTTCATCAGCATAAGCGCGGTCAGTGCCGGGCTTGAAGATGATAAACAGCTTGCGCGGGCCAAGTACGCGCTTGGCCTTGGCCTTTTCACCAGCGGCAGCGGGGGCATTCTTTGTAGGGTTAGCCATTTGAATTGTGGTCCTTTTGCTGTAGCCCTTTGGGCTTGGTTGATGTAAGCACTCTAGCACATTTTCCGTAGTAGTCAACGGAAAAACGACATTGGCCTAGATTATTTTTACTAGGCCAATGCCATCATATCAGGGTTAGACCCCCCGCGCCACCGCCGCGCGGGCAGTCATCATGCCCTGATATTCGTCATGTGTGATTTGCAGAATAACATCCTGCCCAATGAAATCAGGAGCATTGATCTTATTCGACGGAACCACCGCATGCTTCTCGCAAAACTTGCGCAAGCGATACCTGTTCGCAGGTGTATCAGCAAGCGACTGATACACTGTGAACACTTCACCATCAGGATTTCCGTCTGTGTAGTCAGGCGGAAACTGACTTGGATCAACATGATATGAGATCACAAGCTGCGGCTTTTGCGTGTTCTTGCTCAATGCAATTTCTGCACTGCGCACATTTCCACGATATTCACCAACCGGCAACGGCACCGGCGGTTCAGCATCACCGATGTTGCTTTGAAATGTATAGACAGAACTCATAGTTTCTTCTGACATTGCATGTCCCTTTGCTGTTGTCAACACTAGGCTTGTCTCATAGTATGCTAGACTTGTCAAGCCACCAAGTCTAGTATCTATGGGGGCGACTGACCCCCTAGATATTGTTGGCCGGTTCTGACTTGTTTATATCAGGTTCCGGGCGGGCAATTTGCAAGTACCTGTTCACTTCATGGCGAACATTGTACACCACATGATCAATTGCTGTAGCAAGCAATGAAGATGCATGATATTCAGGCACCAATGCACGATGCTCTGATGCATAAACACGCGCATCATTCACAGCTTTACAAGCAATATCAAGATGTTTCATTGCTTTGCGCAATGCATCCATTGATTTCTTTTTGTGCGCAAAAATCCCGTCACTTACATAGTTATACGGATTGTCACACCCAGGATCACCTATCGGAGCAAAGCTGTTAGGTGTTGGGAAGTGCGGTTTTGTTGAAGCCGTTTTCTTTCCACGCTTCGTACCATTGCGCGATGCCATTGTTATCTCCATTGGCTGATTTGGATTGATCATACTTGCATACGAAGAACGTCTTGTCACCAGCGAGAAACATTCTAGTACGCATTGGTGTCTTAATGCCATGCGCTCGCACATAGATGATACGCGCTCTACCAGTATCTTCTATGTGCCATATCTCACTGATCTTTGCAGGAAGAACAGACTTACCTTGACCACCAAGCGATAGAGTAATCTCAGTAATCTTGCCTTCCTTATCCATACTTTCTTGATCGTGTGCTGTAAAGATGCAATGCACTTTTGCATCAGCACAGACACGCATCACCATGGTAACAAAGTCAATTACCATAGCACTGCGAACGCCGTAGCCTGTTTGTCCTGGCTGTTCTAGTGATGCTTTGAAATCACCACGATTACCTTTACCAGAAACAACGGCATATGACAACGCCATCTGCCCGAATGATGTGAGGCTATCACATACAACGGTATTGATTTCGTTCTCACGAATTGTCTTAGCCAAGTCAGCTTCGATAATGCCACCTTGCTTGAACGATGCTAGCTGCGCTGGTTTGAAACCAGAGAAGTCAGCAACAAGAATGTCCTCACTGCGCGTAAGTGATGCAGTACCAGACGGATCAAACTGCAACCATAGTTTTTTACCAGGAGCAGTAGCAGCAAGCACAGTCTTACCAACACCGGGCTTGCCCCATAGCAGCATCGTGAGTACTTCAAGACGACTGACACTGGATTGTATTTCAGTGCTGCCAAGTTTCACTGCGCATCACCATCTGATGCAGGCGTCACGAAGCCACCATTATAGTCAGGTTGTTCAGGCAGCATCGGCGCGATTGGTGCAATGCGCTGATTGATTATATCAATCTGCACTGCAAGACTTGCATTCTCTGCCTGCAATGCAGCGATCTGCTGCTGCATTTCTTCGATGGCGGCTGTTTGTTCTGCGTTAGTCATTTCATTCTCCTGTCTTTTCGGTTAGCGGCGACCATTCATCAGTCACCATTTGTTCTACCATGTCTTGCTGATCCACTAAGTCACTAGCACAAAATGGGATCATACTACATGGACGGAAGTAGCGATTGCAACTATGTGTATGACGCGGCGCATTGTAAGGATCATCCTTGTTTGCGTTATACACATTCGTTGTATATTCCAACCACTGCAACCATCGTTCAGACATGAATTGTGGACGGCGCACGTCAACAATTGCAAGTCCATCTGTCATGTACTTAGGCAATGGCAGTGATAGTCCAAGCACTAAGCCACGTGTAATGTGCGTGTTAGTGAACAGTGAACCAGCAACGCAATAGCCTGTCACTTGATGGCTCATATCAAACGATTGACGCCATGAGTCATCAAGTCTTGACGCACTTTTGTTTTCTTGGATGAGCAATTCATCCGAACCCAAACTTATGTTGTGCAGTCCGTCAATGCGACCAGTATAGATGAATGGGGTTAGCGCCCATGTATCTATGAATGGTTGTATCTTGATTGCAAACGGTACTTCCACACCAATGTCAGCAGTAGGATCAGCATAGTCACGCATCCATACTGGATAACGCTTGGCATCCCACCTGCTTAGGTAGTACAGTATTGCAGTCTCAAGATTACTGAAAGTCCTGCGACGATCTGAAGGATCATCAACATAACCAGCAGTAGTTAGTGTTTCCAACACTGCATTGCGAACACTATCACTAGAGAAAGATGTAGTGTGCGCTAGCATTGCAGTGATGCATGCCCATCGTGGCTCACCAAACAAACGCTCACCATGATAGTGCATGTGTTCCATTGCACCTTGTTCATACCCAAGTTGCAATAGTCTGATAGTAGCAAAGCAATCATGTAATGCTTTGCCAGCTTCAAGCGCCATGCTACGACCACCACCGGGCATTGCTTTGTGCATTCCATACCGCAGCACACCCCATGTCGGACACATATTGATGGCGCTCAACTTAGTATAGTCCATCTTTTCCAGTGTGTCAATATCTTCACGTGAAGCTAGTGACATTTCAATGCGCTGCCATTTGCGGGGTTTGCTAAAGTGGTTCATCATGTTCTCCCGTTACAGATGGATCACTACCAACCGCCATGCCCATTTCTTGCAGCCGCTTTGTATAACCTTTCATTGCTGACATGACAACTTGTTGCTTACCCATCAAGTCAGCAAGCTGGTTCATGAGTGTTGCCAAATCACGCACACTACCACGCAATGCATGAATGTCATCATTCATGCCAATCAGTATGCGTCCTAGTCGTGGATCAATGACACCAATCAACTCACGTATCTTGTTGTTACTGGGCATTAGCAGTACCTACCATTGCATTGAGTGATGCGTCATTCTTTGTGCGCAGCAATAGTAGATGTTGCGAAAGAAGCAAGATAGCAAGTGCCATGTGTAATCGGCAGTCATCAAGTGTTGCGCCAGCACGTGCTTCGGGTGTCATGTTTGCATGTGCTGCGCGAGCAAGCGAGTCAATGACAGTAGCAAACACTGAGCCACACACCGCAGCAAGATGAATAGTTGTTTGTTCTGGTGAGTTGTCAAGGAATACAGTCATCACTTCCTTGGCATGTTGATTGACGCTATCAACAAGTTCTTTGTCACCACCAAGTTGCGTAATAATTGCAGTGACAATCTGATCACTTGCGCGCACATGCCTGACAAAGCCAAGCAATGTTTCCAGTGTTGCACCACCAAGAATTGAGTTGGCGACTGGACCACCTACAAAACCTTGGCCACGTGCTTGCGCAGCAAACGCTTCTTGCTTGGCCGCATGTTCATCGTCATCAAAGTTATCATTCATTTTCATCGTTCTCCGCTTCTGCCATGATGGTTAGTGCTGCTACTTTAGCAGCACGTTCTTCTACTTTTACTAGCAGCTTGTCTAGCTTTTCAATATCCTTTGCTAGCATATCATTCTGCTTTGACAAGTCTGCTACTGTGCGCTCGTTAGCGGCTTTCTTTTTAATCTCCTGTGCTTTCTTGTGGCGCTCGACGACAACCAATCTACGCTGGCGTATGCCTTCAAGATATGTGTCGCGTTCTGTTGGCGTCATCTGCATGAACAGCTTGCGTTGGAATGCTGTATCGCCAGAGACACCATCATCATTCTCATTTATGGTTTCAGATATTGTTCCATCTCCTTTGTTGCTGCTTCGAGTGTTGCTGCTTCACCTTCAAACACGTGCGGGTCAAGGTATATCTCTACCTTCCATGACCACAAACGCTTTGCAGGTAGAAACACAATCTTCCCCTTGCGATCTTTGCGCGTAACTACAATTTCTTTTGGCTTGACATTCAGCTTCACTACATCACCCATCTTTTTGTTTGCGAGCATAAATCCCCACTATCCCTAAGTCTTGCAATTCCTTTAGTGTATGAGTGACAAAGCTGCCACTCCAACCACTAAAGAACCATTCAGTTTGCAAATGCTTTGCGTCATTGGGCGGGCCAAGATTGAATGCAAGACCAGGATGCAGCTTCTTGTATATCTTGAGTGCTTCTGCTGCTGGTGAACCTTGCATTACATTGGTAATCCAACGCGCAACATTGGGATCATCAGGTATATTATCTATACCCGGTAATCGCATCTGTCGTGCATCTTCATTGGCCATGCTTAGTATGCTTTGCCACCAGCTTTCGCACGGTTCTCAAGTTTGTGATCCGCACGATTGCGATTGTATTCCAGCTTCTCAACAATTGCACCAGCAAGATCGAAGCCCATTTCACCAGCAAGATCGAATGCACGAATGCATGTGTCAGCTAGTTCTACTTCTGCCATCGAACGATGTGGAAGTTTGTCATCCATCAATCCTTTGCGATGGCCTTCCATTGCTTCACCAAGTTCTGATACAATCAGCATCAGACGAACAGGAAACATTTCATGTCGTTGTTCTTGTGTGCGCGGCAAGCCAGTCTTAATATCATCGTGCCAGCCTGCATTTACTGCGTCACCATGACAAACCTTCTGCAATGTATTCACTGCATCCATGATGATTGCACGTGCGCCATCAGAGATAGGAAGGCGTACTTCGTAACCAGTTTGTTTAGTCATTGGAATTGCCCTTTCATACAACGTGGATTACAGCAGCTTCATGAGAGTATAAACCAAAGGCATACAATGCAGCAGCAATGTATGATGAAGTGTCTAACATTTCTTTGCGGCCAGCTTTTTGTTGCGCATTGAAATGTTGTACTTCAACACTGATACGCCTTCGTGTCATTAGATCAGGCTTAGCAGCAAACACGTGCTGGCAACGGATATACTTACCACGATGTTCGTAGTAAGCAGCATTGCCTTCACGCTTGAAGCACTTCACTGTTTCCATTGTATGTCCCCTGTCATTGCCTTGCGACAATCGCTCGGCTCGCATTGCATATCCGAAGCAATGAAGGGGGTTGGTGCTGTAGCATTAGTCCAACACCAAGGTATATGGCTCGACATTGTATAGGCAGAATACAATGGAGCCGCATGGATTACGTGGAAGGAAAGTACACGCTGCTACATGCATTGGTGCCGGATGCAGGGATCAAACCTGCGACCTACTGCTTACAAGGCAGTTGCTCTATCGCTGAGCTAATCCGGCGTATGTATTACTTCATCACGGTGGTCCAGTGTGTGACAAAGCCAGGCTTGCGCACCTTTGCATTGGCAATAACCTTCTGTGCTTGTGCAAGTGTGCATCCGAATTGATCCATCATAAGGCTGGCAAGTATTTCTTCATCCAGCTTACTTGGGTGCGCGCGCTGGTCAGCAGTGACAACGACTGTTGCGCTGTCATGTACGACATGCTTACCAGATGACATGGGTACAACGCTGCTCAGTGCGGAAACAAGTATTGCTTTGGCACTGCTAAGGCGATCTTCCGCAGCGTTAGCAATCTGCTTTGCAACGTAGTATTCTTGCGCAGCAGTTGCGATTGGATCGTTGACAGAAAGCAGACGAAAGCCAATCGCACTGCCAATGCGATGAACAGCAGTGCTGCATTTGACTGGTATCTCTGTGCTGCGCAATGGCGCAGGGACTTCTTCGATTGACATTGCATTGTTTCCTTCGCTGTGATTGTGAAGTCAGCGACAACGATGTGTCGCTGACCTTATTATACTAGCACAAAG